TAAGGTTGCGCTAAAGCAAGACCGTACTGGATTCATTCTGACCATCAGTATCCACCCTGACGAGATACCCGAAGAACTTGTTCGGGATTTTGTTGGGGCTAGATACGGTGTGGCAATGGTTCGCATACAAGACGATGAGTCTGCAACCCCTTACAACAATCGAGTCAAGAAGGCGGGAATGCTTTGCCGTAACCATGCCTTTTACAAATGGCTTGACTACGTTGGATACAGAGGCGTTACCGAAAAGGGCGATAGCGATGAACAGAGAGCAGTAACTCATTTGTATGAGGTATGCGAAATCTCTTCACGCACCGAACTCAACGGTAACAAAAACGCTCAGAAAAAATTTGATGAAATGGTGGATGAATATGAACGATGGAAAGAAGAAGGCGACCCGTTTTAAAACGGTTGAGCCAGTGATGATTTATTTGCCGAAGAGTGATGCCGATTCTTTTCGAAGGTACTCCAAGAAAAGTAATTTGTCTAACTCACAGATTGCTAAAGAAGGAATAGCCATGAGGATGGCGGGTGAAACAGACCCGTACAACCAAGGATTCAATAGCGGTTTAAACGAGGCAATGCATATCGTCAGAAGCACGGAAGGTGCAAAGATGATGTTCCCATCAGGAAAATCATTTGCGGAACTTGTTTGCGATGAGATTGAAAAATTTCTCAGAGGAAAACAAAATGACTGAACAAGATCGAATGCATCTTGAATGGGTTTACACAGGGTTAGCCATGATGGGTTTTCTCATCAATGGCGATTACTCTGTGGAAGAAATTCCATACAGGTCTAAGGAGTTGGCGAAAGCCATGCTTACAGAACCCGAAGAGTTTGGCATCATGGCAATCAAACCAAAAAAGAAATACACACGCAAGGGGGATTGATATGTTGGAAACAATTTTTATATTATTGATTCTTGGATTTGCATTTGTGGGTGTTCTTGTATCGGTTGGTGCTTTGATAATTTATTGTTTGCATGCCCACCAAGATTGGGAGTATAGGAAGTCACGCAATGAACATCATTGAATTTGGAGATTGCCGAGACATTATGGCTAAATGGACAAGCGAGGGGGTGAAGGTGCAAACTTGCATTACCTCGCCTCCATACTTTGGACTAAGGGACTATGGACATGAAGGACAAATTGGGTTGGAGGATAACGTTGGGACTTACGTTTCTAATCTTGTGGACGTGTTTAGCCATGTATGGAATCTACTAGCTGATGATGGCACTCTTTGGCTGAACCTTGGTGACAGTTATGCTGGGTCAGGAAAGGGACCGAGTAAAGGTTTAAACGGTCAGCACCACCATCTGGAACACAAACATTCCAACAACATACCTGATGGTTTAAAACCTAAAGACTTGATCGGTGTACCGTGGAGGGTAGCGTTTGCATTACAAGACTTTGGATGGTATTTACGCCAAGATATTATTTGGCATAAACCTAATCCAATGCCTGAGTCTGTCAGGGATAGATGTACCAAGAACCATGAGTACATCTTCTTGATGTCCAAGAAACCCAAGTATTACTATGACTGCGATGCCATCAAAGAACCAGTGAAGGAAGATTGGGGCACACGTGATAGAACGGATGGCAAGTATCACAACGAGGGGTCAGGACTTCAACCTCATAGTGGACTTGAGAAATCCTACGAGTTTGCAAACAAACGATCAGTATGGACTGTTACCACTAAGCCGTTTACTGGCGCTCACTTTGCAACATTTCCACCTGACTTAATTGAGCCTTGCGTTATGGCGGGTAGCCGTGCGGGTGACATAGTGCTTGATCCTTTCATGGGTTCAGGAACTACAGCGGCGGTTGCTGACCGTTTAAACAGACGATACCTTGGGTGCGAACTAAATCGTGACTATGAAAAGTTACAGGAGCAGAGGCTACAACAACGTTCATTGGATTTGATATGAACAACAAACCACCACGTAGAAATGAAAGACGTAAAGCAAGAGAACAAAAAAGGAAATCAAATGGCAACAAATAAACTTACTATGCAAGAAAAAATTAAAAAAGTTATTGATATTTTAGAAAGCCCTTGCTCTCACAAATCAGCAAGAGAACGTTCATTGAAGATTTTAAAAATAGGCATAAAGGTTGAGCGAGTAAACGTTAAAGATGCAAAAGAATTACTTGACCGTGCTTTGTCCTATGGTTTAAATCGATATGAAATTTCCATTAAAGCAAAAATAACTGAGACGAATTTGTCAAGAATTTTTCATGGCAAAGTAGAAAATATAAGTAAAAAAACAATACAACCGCTTATTGATTTTGTAGAAACGCTTCAAATTGGAGAAAAAAAATCTATATCACATGCGGACTATTATAAATTTCAAAGCAAGGAAAAGGTCAAATGAATATCTCACTTCCTCATTGGATGCGTTACGCAAGAAAACGTGCGAACATGCGTCAATCAGATGTTGCAGAAGAACTTGGAATTTTGCGTTCAACAATTGCACATTGGGAAACCAATAGAACAACCCCTAGTAAAGATAGTCTTGCAAAATTTGAAGAATTAGTTGGTGAAAAGTTTGATGGTGAAATGCCTGATAAATTAAATAGCCAATTTAAAACTTTAACCAATCAAGAAATTGATTCAATATTGGTTCTTCAAAGGTTACAAAAAATTGAAATTTATGAATTTATTTTATTGATTCAATCTTTTTTAAAGGAGAAAAATATATGACAAAGTTTATGGTTCAAAATGAGTTTGGTGTATGGGTACTCGACATCTTTGCGCTCTGGCTTGACACTCACAAACTTGGTGACTTCGATGACCCAAACCCAATCCACAATGAGGTAGCCGTGGACATATTTTTAATTGGAGTTAGCAATGACTAAAGATGAAATCATTGAGATGGCTAGACGGGCGGGCATGATGACCAGAGTGCTTTACCTTGGGCGTAACCTCGAATTGCTTGAAGCCTTTGCCAAGCTAGTAGCAGAAAAAGAACGTGAGTCGTGTGCATTAATTGAATTACATGGATTGACTAAACGTAATTTATTCGCTGAGATCACTGAAGGCTTTGATGCCTTGACCGCCGCACGTAAGGGGACAAGAATGATTGAAGATGACGATGACATTCAAGACTACAAAAAGCCTTGGATTGGATTGACAAGGGACGAACAAAGTTTTGTTTACGACACTTTGAAGAACTCCACTTCGAGAGAAGATTCTTTTTGGGTTGATTTTGCAAATGTTATTGGGCAAGCCTTGAAGGAGAAGAACACATGAAGAAAGTAAGCACCAATAGGTTTGCTATCGTTAAGAAGGGCGGGCAGTACGTTAAACCATTTCTTGATGACGCTCCTTACTTGTTGTTTAAACGCAAGAAGGACGCAGAAGCCACATTGATTATGGATCACAAAGTTGTTAAGGTCAGAGTTACCATTCAACCAATAAATGTTTGTTAATGTTTATTAAGTTATCTCCTTCTGAATTACGCATGTGCCGATTCATTGGTGCAATGCGCTACGCTACAACAAATGATGCCTGTGCCGAGCAGATTCAATCTGACCTCGATCCACTGGGCATCGTAGTTGATGGGGTGATTGGCGAGTACTGTGTTGCCAAACATCTTAATTTACATTTCAGTATGGATACCGACTTGCGAGATTGGGGCGCTGACCTCATTAGCAAAAATGGAAAAACTATAGATGTAAAGACAACTAAATTTAAAAACGGCAGATTGTTTGCAACAAAGACAAGCCAAAAAAAAGATTTTGATATTTATATATTATGCGAACTTAATGAAGATGGGGCTGATATTGTTGGTTGGATTTACAGAAATGAATTTATTAAAGATGAAAATTTAATAGATGGGAAAAAAGGACAATACTATGCTATACATAATAGCAAGTTAAATTTTGAATTTTATGAAAGACTTTAAAGCATGGTCTCAAGAATCCCTTGCAAACTTTGCTAAAGAATCTTTTGATCGGATGGAGGAACAAGAAGAAACAATTGAGCAACTCAGGCAAGACTTTTCAGATGCCATGAAGTTGTTGCGTGAACTAAACCGCCAAGGAAAAAACAATGGATAAAAGAAAAGAATGGTTTCAATTGCTTCAGGAGATGGGTTGCATAGTCTGTTTAAACGACCTTAATGTACGCAGCGACCCAGACATTCATCACATCATTCATGCAAACAAACGCATTGATGACTTCCATACCCTACCTCTTTGTCCTTCTCATCATCGAGAGGGAATTAAAACTGAGATAGCGGTGTCAAGGCATCCTTGGAAAAAGGAGTTTGAAAGACGTTACGGTACAGAGATGGAGTTGTTGGAGCAAGTGAAAGAGTTAGCAGAGGGAATACGTAAAAACCGAATAGGAGGAAGACATGCTTAAAGCAAGTGGATTTGATGACGCAATCATAGGGCAAGCAAGTGTGTGGCGTGATGGAGGTCAGCACAATGTACTAGTGTATGACGCTGAAAAGATACGATCCGTTTTAATGAAACGAGATTTTATGGATGCGGAAGAGGCAAGAGAGTTTATCGAGTACAACATAGAAGGGGCGTACATGGGAATACATACGCCTATCTATGTTTGGACTGATGACTACCTTCCTAACGACTGACCTTGGCTTCCCTGATGGCATCGTTCAAAGATGTCATCAATACAAGGATTGCCTCATCGTAACTTTTTAAATCACTGTCTGG